GCTGTCCTCGCCTGCCTCTGCTCCATCGAGACGCTTTTGTCCACCGGGTTTAGCGGCTTCCGGTCAGGCAACTGCACGGCTATTTCTTCTGATGTCATATCAGGTCTCTTTTGGAGGTACTCAAGCTTGCGGCTCATATCCTCCCTCCTTGGTCTTTTAAGTTCATTGTCAGGCTTCCTTGGCCTGCCTCCTTTATTTCTCGTCATTTCCGCTCCAGATACACGTCGCCTTCCACCATCCTGAGCTTCACCGGAAGCTTGTTGATGGTGGCGTGTTGACGGAGTGATGCGTAGCATCCGTAGTTTGACTCGTACTCATCGTCGTACCAGAAGACCCGCGCCTTTTTCATTCCCGATTCCACGAAGTGCTCCAGCAGTTCTTTCGCTTGTCTCGTGTTCTGCTTTCGCAGACGTTTTGGGATCTCTTTCACCTCTATGATTTTCATTTTCCCTCCTATAGTTGCTTGATAAGGTATACGTTTCCGTCCCGCATCACGACTTCGCATGGATATCGCAGATGCTCTATCGCTCCCCGGAAACCGTGATACAGGGCGCTTTTTGTGGCTCGTCCTTCTTCCACCCTCACCGCCGCGTGAGCGCCGTTGAAGAACGATATCAGCGCCGCCTCGTAGATCCGCATCGGCAGACTGTCCTTCTTTTTCCCAATCTGAGCGTTCGGTATGTCCCGGACGTCAATCGGAATCAGTTTCATTTGCCACCTCCTCGGCTTTCGTGATGTACCATCTTGCCTTCTCCAGATCCTGTTTCATGGTGCCTTTCTCACGGCACCTCCACAAATACTTGAAAGCATTCAGCAAACAAAAGTCGAACACCGCCTCGTCTCCGAATGCGCTCTGCATGGCGTCGATGCATTCTATGTTGCCTTGGTTATAATGCGCGGGATGTGCTTCCTTGTTTTCCATAAGTTCCCTGGCTTCCCGAAATTCTTTTACTGTCAATGTCTTTTCCTCCTGTATTCGTTGTAATGAGTTACGCGTGATTTTACATAACTGTTCGCAAGAATAGTGCCGCTCTCTTCCTCCTTGGTTTCTTCTATGTCGATTTTGTATTGCTTGTACGCGGCGCAGGTCGCGTGGCAGTTTGCCTTTCGCTTGTCGCACCCCTTGCATGGGACTATGATCGCGTTCGTAATCATGTCAAGACCATATCCTCCATTCTGAGTTCGCTCGTGTGATCTTCGTACCATTGTTTTGATTTCTCAAAGTATACCTCGTCAATTTCAAATCCGACGTAATCCAGATTGGCGTCATACGCGGCAATCCGGGAAGCCCCAGATCCCATGTGCGTGTCCAGAATTTTTAGTCCCGGCTTCGCGTACATCTTGTACACCCACGCGTATAACTCAACCGGCTTCTGCGTTGGGTGAATCCTTGGCATACCCGGCGTTCCTTGGGGTATCCACCGGAACAATTTCGCGTTGTCGTTGAAACTCGCCCACGCATATTCGCACATTGACATGGTAAACCTTTCGGAAATGTTCATTTTGTCCCATATTATGAAACATCTTGTCGGCGGAAGGTCAAAATAGTTCCCGCCCCAGATGATTTGCTCTTTTGAGACCCTGAAAAGTTCCCGGAAGTATTCTTTCGGCGGCGCAACATCCCATGTCTTTATGTTGGCCGCCCCGTTGGTTGGTATTTCTTCAGCCATGTTCTGCCGGTCCTGTCCACCGAGATAATATGAGCGGAACAAACCTCCGAACCTTCCTCTGTGGCCTTTATACACCCCGGCGGCGTCTCCGTCTCTCTCTCTCTCTCTCTCTCTCTCTACATGAACAGTTTGTGAACCGCCGTAGGGAGGATCAACAACCGCCAAATCGAAGTATTTATCCGGGTACCGTTTCATACCCTGAATGCAATCCTCGTTATACGCAACATTCATTTCGCCGTGATCTCCACCTCCGTCCTCGGATTCTCTTTGTCCACGTCCACATAGCTTCCGTCTGTTGTCGCGGCGATCTTGTAATTGTCGTCGAGTAAAATCCCGGCGTCCACCAGAATGTCCATCAGAGCCGCTTCCAGATTTGTCTTGTCAACGCGCCGCTTCGTCCGCATGTAATAAACCGCTTTGATATTCACCGGATAGTCTATGGGCTTCTCCGGTCTTTCCTGCGCCAGAAGAACCTTCATGGCTTCTTTGCGGTATATCGTGTACTGTTTTGACGGGATCAGCCTGCCATTCACGATTTGCGAGTGGTTCTTCTTCGTCCTCGGCTCAAAAGGAATCACAAATCTCATTCGCTCACCTCGTACTCCGCCAAGGATTTCAAGACTCCCAAAGTAAATGCCGCCGCTTTTGAAAGAATCACAAACGTTATCACCCACCATGGGGCTCCCATCTGCGCGAGGATCCAGATTATAGCGACCGTCATTTCTTCACCTCCGGTATCTCCCATCCGCTCGGGATTCTCGCCAGACCGCACATTGCCCCATAGTCGAACGGACACCCTTCGCATTTCGCATTTTTAATATAGTCATTGCAATGCGAAATGAGTATATTCATTGCTGAAATGATTGAATTAAGTTTGTCTTCGGTCATTTTCCTGTACTCCCGAAGCCGTTGCTTCCGCGCTCTGAGTCCCCGATCTCCGAAACCACCTCAATCGGTTCATAAAGTACAGGAATCAGGACTAATTGCGTGATTTTCTGCCCTTTTTCAATCTTCACATCCTCAAATCCGTGGTTGTACAGTTTCACCATGATCTCTCCGGTGTACCCTTCGTCGATGAGGCCGGTGGAAGTGATATTCTGTTTAACGTTCAGTCCCGATTTCGCCACCAGAAGCCCCGCGTATCCCTTCGGGATCTCCGCATGGACTCCGGTGCGGAACGTGGCATAACTTCTCGGCGGAATCTTCTTTGTTTCCATGGAATACAGATCCGCTCCGGCATCGGTGGAATGGGCGCGTGTCGGGCAAATCGCTTCAGGTTCAAGGACTACTCTCATTGTTCCTCCTCAATCCATTTGGCAAAGTTATTGATGCAATCTTTGCAGATTCTGTAGGTTACTGGTGTCATATGAGGCTTCCAGACGGTGAAAGCCGTCATCTTAACGGGATTGATTTTCCCGGCGCACCGGTCACAGTAGACGCTCGATTTCTTTTTTGCATCCGAGTCTCTTTTCCATTCCTGGAATTCGGCGGGATCCATCCTTCCGTACTTCCCATTCTTGGTCTTCCCGGTTTCCGCTCTGGAAACCATCTGCCTGATCCCGCTTTCGGACACTCCGAGCTTTTCTGCAAGTCCCGTCGGTGACTCCGCCCATTCTTCCGGTTCTCCGTCTTCGCCTTTTCGGTACCAGATCATATCTTTTCGCTCTTTCGGTTCGTCCTTCCTTGTCCGCCCGTACCGGCACTCTTTCGTGACTCCGTGCTCCTGCTTCCACACCATCGTCTGGACCGTTCTCGTTGACACGCCAAGCTTCCCGGCAAGTTCTTTCGCCGTCTCCGCCGTCACGTCAGGACTTCCGTCTTCTTTCTTGGAAAACCACACGCATTTAGCCATTTCTCACTGCCTCCTCTCCGAATAACTCTAAATAGATATCATTTGCCATGTTCATGATTCTATCTGATTTTCCTCCGATCACATTTGCCTGTTCTTGGAGACTATGGAATTCTGGTCTTTGCGGATCCCTCGGAGGGGTTGATGCGTTGATGCATCGGAGGATCCGTTCGAGGACGCTTTCCGTGTCCGTCAGCCTGTCCATGATGATGTCCAGACTCTTTGCCACGGGAATGATTCTTGCGTTCTCTGTCTGAAGGCGCGGATCGGGAAATTTTTCGTCTCTCACCGGGATACTATACTCATTCATTTTTCTTTCTCCTCTTTCTTTTTGTTATCGTATTCCATGAATGCTTGCAGAATATTTTTGTAACTCATTCCGTTGTTGTGCAGGCATTCTATCAGCGAATGGACTTCCTTGTCAGTAAGGAATTTATCAATCAAAGCCTTGTTCATTGCCTCCTCAAGGTCTTCGATTATAGAGAGCATATCAATTTCCATTCTCCCACCACCCTATCGAAGTTTCTCCTGTTACGGAGTTCTTTAAGATTTGTACGGTTGCATTCTCATGGATTTCTTCGATGTCATAGAGATTGGTTTCTGGCGGGACTTTCCACTCGCACGGAGGTTCATCCAGTTGGCAGAAATAAATTCCTCCGTCCTTGTCAGACCATTCGTCTTTATATAGCCTCGCAAAAACACAGTTCTCGCATCCTGTTTTTGAACAATAATCTTTTATTGTTCTTACTGCTTCTGAAAGTGTCATGATTTATCCTCCAAAATTTGCTTTGCAATGTATTCCGCTTCGCCTTTGGAAATTGCCCAGTTTTGTTCCTTTCTGTGGCAATCCTCACATCTGTCTTTGTATTCATCGTATTCGCTACCACCACGGCAGTTATAACAATATGCCGAGTTGAGTTCATCGTAGATAAATTTAACTGCTTCTGATAAGGTCATTGTTCAGCCTCCTCTGCTTCTATGATGGTTGGTGCGTTTTGAATTTGGATATGTGAGTACCCGGATTCGGAATACCATTCCATATTCTCCACAACATCACACGGTTCTTCTTCCAGCGCATCGGCGTCGATCAGCCTTCCATGCGTAGGAAGTTCTTTTGCTTCGGCATCAGGATTACGATTGCCGTTGATGTCTATAACCGTCCCGTCTGGCATAATTCGCAAGGTTAGTTCTTTCCCATCTTCCCACTTCGGCATCGCCATGCCTTTTATGATAATGCTCATTCTTTCACCTCCCCCAAAGGACAATCTTCGCCACTTCCAAACGAAGGAAATTCTACAATCACTTGGGTGAAAGTACATCTGCAACGATACACTAATGCTTCTCCTCTTTGATTCTCTCTTATGTCTTTCAGAAGCCCGGATAACGCCGCTCTAACATCCTTTCGGCTGATATAGTCACTCATTCTTCCAACCTCCTTCCGCACATCGGGCAGTAAAAGATAGTAGTTTCCCGTCTTTCATTCCCGAACCGTAGAATAAGCCTGTTCATTCCGCTATCGCCCCATGTGATGTAAGCGTGACCGTTCTTGTCGAGCGCTTGCACATATCCCTCGTTATCCTCACGGCAATATCTGCATTTCATTCTTCTTCCTCCTCAATCTCGTCAAATCCGATCTGGCCTTCCGTAGGCTGGTCTGGACAAGTCTTCGCGTCATGTTTTTTTATTTCAATCATCGGCCTCATGCCATCCGGGAACGGGATACCGAAAAGCCCGCACGCATCATATTTCAGCGCCCAGTCCGTTGATTCTGACCGCGTAACGCCGTAGGCCGCGCATTTACGGTACGATGCAGATCGCCATCTATAACGGACGAGGTTGACGCAATCACGGCACTTTTCCCCGTCATGGCGCCCGTATTGCTCGTACATGGCCTCAATCTTGCGCTTCGGCATTTCTATCCTCCTCTGCTTCTACTGTTCTACAGCTTCTTTACTGGCTTTTGCTTTCCATTCTTCCAGATTCATTCTTCTTCCTCCTCAAACTGCTCTCCAAGCCATTGATGCCATTCTCCCATCGCGCCAAAGGCTCTTTCCGCCGGTCGCCTCTCGCTCATATACAGCGAATGCCTGTGCTCTGCCGCAAAGTTCACGCGATCCAGACACCAGTTTGTAACATCGATCAGCGTTTTCAGATTTTCTTCGTGTTGTGCGTCCACGGCTTCATCGCCTACTGGCTCCGTTCCACCTATCAGAACTTCAAGTACTCTAATGATCTCGTCCGATTTCAGTCCTCTGCCCATTCTTTTCCGCCTCCATTCTCTCCAGCCATGCCTTTGCTCTATCGTGATTTTCCTGCGGTGTCGGCAGATGCAAGTCTCCCTGGACCATTCTGCCGCTCGTCAGGAATCCGTTGTTTCTTTCTCCGTTGTTGCTCGACCAGAACATCAGGAAATGTCCTGCTTCAGAGTAAATCATTTCTCGCTCCTCTTTTCCATGTGTTTCAGAAATTGCTCCCAACAGGCTACGCCTTCCGGATATGGGCATTTATCCTCTCGAAAGTCGCAGTATTTAGGAAGCCATTCATCATTTCCGTTCACGTTGCAGGCGCAATCATCGCCAATGGTTTCCGCCAGCAGACACGCTACTTCATGCGCCGTGTACGTTTTCATTCTTCCCTCCCAAATCCTCGATCACCAACAGCGTCACCGCTCGCACCAGCTTCTCAGGTGTAGTGTCCATGTCTCTTGCCCTCTCGCAAAGCTTCCTGTACTCGTCCGGTGTGAGGACGATGTTCAGGAGAATACCATTCCAGTTCTCAGGCATCTTTTCCTCCTTAGTCATAAAACTCTCCGTATTCCTCTTTCTTCGGTTTGTCTTCTTCCCATTTCCTGACCGCCGCCTTCCAGTCCTTCATCGGATTCCTTCCGACCTTCCATCCGACGGCCTGATAATGGTCGTACCATCTGCGAGGATTAACGCCGTTATTCCTCTCTTTACAGTACGATTCGACTTCTTCCAGGGTGGGCGGGACGAACCTTTTCGTCCTCTCTTTATTATCCTTAATCTTAATCTTATCCTTAACCTTAATCTCTGTTTCCAAATTGGAAACAGGTTGTATACATTCTGTATCCAAATTGGAAACAAGAGACGCGTAGATGCTCGGGTGGTATCTGTCCTTCTGGATCGTGTTGTTCGTCTTCCAGTCCGTTATGATGGATACCAGATCTTCGTTCAGGATCCGCACAAAGCCTTTCGCGACAAGGACCCGAAGGTCATCCTCCGTGCATCCGTCCATCTTGATTACGCTGTAGGCCTCTACGATCCCGTCATCGTCCGCCGCCATTCCGAGATCGTAGTAGAGGAGTCGGCTCGTTGGCGGCATCCGCAGAAATCTGCCGGATTCGATGACCTTCTTCGCAAACATTCTCTTCTCAGCCATTCAAGATCTCTCTCCATTCTTTCGCGGTCTTCATGCCTTCCGACCTTCTCCTATCCTCACCTTTCAGGAGGATCGGCACCGTGGATTCCAGAAGTCTGGAAAACACTCTCTCTTCTTCGATGCTTCCAGGGTTCTTCAACTGGTCGTTCGTGAGATTTGTTGTCACAAGGATCGGTTTCCCTGCTTGGCACCGCTTGTCGAGTATCTGAAACACAGTCTCCCGCATGAATTCCGTGTTTCGCTCCATACCGAGATCGTCCAGAATTAGAAGATCCGTTTGTGTGATAATGTCCAGAAAGTATTCTTTGTCGTCAAAGGACTTGTCCGCGTACCCTCTGGCATTATCGAATACCACCGAGTATCCGTCATCGATCAGCCTGTTTGCGATACACGCGGCGAGGAAGGATTTGCCGGTACCGACTCCGCCGTAGATCAGGAGCCCCGCTCCGTCTTTCCTCGCATCCGCGAAGTTATCGCAGTACCGGCGGCACATCTGAGAGATGAGCGGTCTTGCGTTGTCATCCTTATCCCACGTCATTTCCGTCATAGAGGCCACAGGAAAGCACGAAATCCGTCTGCGGTATCTTTCCCTGTCCTGCGTTTTCTTCGCCCACGCGGCTTCCTCGCGCTCGTATGCGGCCTTCTGGCATTTGCACAGGCACAAGGAGTTGATCCAGATGTCTCCGACCTGCTTATTGAATTGCTTGGGGGTGTGACACATTCCGCAATATAGGATGCCGTCCTTCTTGTAATCCCCTTCCCGGATTTCTATCCGCCGGTGACTCTCGTTCGCCAGCGCCTGCACAATCTCCATCATAAGTAGTTCTTCCCGTACCTTTCGACAAACTGTTCTCTTGTGTGTTTTCTTTCGTAGATCATCTGGGAATACTTCTTGAGTTTCTGTTCCATTTCATGATTGAAATGGACGCTCACGTTTCCTCTGTGATGATCCGCGCAAAGGTACACCCAAAGCCCGTCTTCCTCTGAATGCTTCCTGTTCGGATTGCCGGGGAAGCAATGGTGTTTCTCCAGACACGTTGTCGTGCCGCAGATAAAGCACTCATACGAATTCTGAATAATACTTTTCATACGACCACAAATCCCTCAGAAGCTTCGCTTCCTCAAAGTTTTTCCGGTACACCACCTTGTGGTTTTTCATGGCCACGCGGTATCTGTTTCCGATCTTGCTGATATAGCGCTCGCCGGTGTTGGTCTTCCGGTTCCTTGGACGGGAGAAAGCTTTTACCGAATGCCTAATGTTTTGAGATCTCGTTACAATTTCGAGATTTTCAAGCCTGTTGTTCGTTTTATCGAAGTCGATGTGGTTGACTTCCATCCCCTTCGGGATGCCGCCGAGGAAGGCTTCGGCAACCAGCCGGTGAACGTACTCTCTCCGATTGCTGAGTCTCACCTTCCGGTAAGTATTTGCGGAATACGGTCGAAGGATCAGATTCCGCCGCAGGGACTTCACTCGGCCAAGATTGCTCACCTCGTAATGCTCTTCGCCCGGAATGGGCTTCCATACTTCTGTCATTTTTCCTCCATCCTGTGCATCAGGATCTTTACCATCTTCTCTGGATCGAAGAACGGCTGGCTCGGATACCATTCATCGTACCGGCTCGTATGCTTCCGGGAATTGCAGGACCGACAGGCCGGGACCACGTTCCCTACGGAGTGCTTGCCGCCGCTCCGCAGGGGGATCACATGATCCATTCTCAATCCCAAAGGCTTTCCGTCTGAACCGCAGTAGGCACATCTGTTGCCGAATTCCTTCAGGATACCGTCCCATTCCTCCTGAGTGATTTCTCCGCCAGCCCGTTTGTCTCTCTTATGCATGGCATAGTAGGCGATGCGCTCTTCGCGGTGCGTCCGGTAGTATTCCCGATACTTTTCCTTGTTCGCCTGGTATTCTTCGCGCCGTTTCTCCGGCTTGTAGTGCAGAGTGTGGTAGTAATTGTTATAGTCGGACACGCATCTTTTGCACCTTTTGTCCCGAAAGACCGTTCCGTCCGGTTTGCGGTGGTGAACGTAGAATTCCGTTTCCGGCAAGTTCTTTCCGCATATCTTACAAATCACTATGCCACTCCCTGTCTATCTGGTTGTCGATCATACGGAGTTGGATTTTCAGGGAGTTGATCGCCTCTTGGCAGGCTTTGTATCTGGCTTCGGCAATGTCCCTTTCCATCCTCGCGTCTGCGACGCTCTCTACTCCGTAGATCACTTTGTCAATCAGTCCCACCGGCATCCCCTCTCCGTGAAGCCTCAGAGATTCCTGCGCCAGAAGGACTTTGTAATGCCTTTCGGCTATCGCCGCGTCCTGACCAAGCCCGAACGCGGCTTTCACCGTCCTCTTCAGATCACGCCGCAGTTTCGCGGCCTCTCTCATCAGATCGTCCATGGTCAGAAGGGAAGCTCTTCTTCATCGAGAGGCGGCATCTGCTCTTTGTAGTCCTCGACTCTCGGTCTCTGGACGCCTTCCTTCCGGTCGGCGAAGATGATCCTGTCCACCACAACTTCGGTGATCTTCCGGTTCTCGCCGTTGTGCTCATATTCCCGGTTGACGAGTCTGCCTGCCACCGTCAGATGGTCTCCCTTGTGGGCGAATTTGCTCATCGCCTCGGCGGCTTTGTCCCATGCCTTGCACATCATCCAGTCGGTCTTATCATCGAAGTTTACCGCCAGACTAAAGGTGGCAACGTATTTACCGCCCGGCGTGGTCTTCAGTTCGACGTCCTTTCCGAGTCTCCCGGTCAGGATCACAGAGTTAAGGTCTCTCATTCCTTTGCCTCCTTCGCGGCCTTGTCAGCCTTCTTCATGCAGTCGGCGCACAGGCACCTGCCGTATTTGCGCTCTGAGTATGCCTTCATGCTTGCCGGTTCCCAGGAGGACCCGTCCTTCTTTACCACCGGCGCAACCGCCTTTCCGCAGTCCGCACAGACGATGTCTTCGCGGTGCTGGTTGTTGATGGCGTTGGTCACTTCCTCGGCGCTTGCGATGCTCGTGTCGATTCCGAAGCCCACAAAGCCGAGCGCACGACCGACCGCCGATGTCTCGCAGTTCTCGATGTACGAGGTCTTGTTGATGTAGGAGGAGCCTTCCTTTTCATAGGCCGTGCCGGTGCCGAGGGTCTTCCCATCCTCGGAGTAGACCGTCGCCCGGAAGATGCACACCCCGCCATCGTTGCTGACCAGTTCGGTCAGGATCGCTCCGTTCGGATGGATCGACCGGAAGGCCTTCACCCTTTCCGGAACCTGCGCGTATTCCTTGCCCTGAATGGGCGTGGACTTGATAAGCTTGTTCGCTCTCTGTAATTCCTCAAATGTCATTTCCTACTCTCCTCTCAGCGAGATCCTCTTCCTTCTCATGCTCGCGCTCCACCTTTTCCATCGCCGAGAAAAGCGCTCTGGACTCGGCAAAGCTCATGCCGGTTCTCGTGATGTACTCGCAGATTTTGTCGTTTGCCAGATCCTGCAGTAACAGATCCAGTTCCTTCAGTTCGTCCGTCTCAAAAAAGATCATCTTTCCCTCCCGTAATTCCGCTCGTGATTCAGTCTCTTCACGATTCTCTGTCTCCTTGCTTTCTCTTCGTCCCGCTCCATCTTGATCGCCACCGCTCCGATGACAAACACAACAAAAAGCATGATGCCGACCACGATAAAGCTCTGGATCTGGATTTCCGTAAATACCATTTTCACCCCTCCGCTCAAGTGTTTACTTAATCGTGCTTGATAAGTGCTTAATTTTCGCCGTAGGCGAATTTTCTGCCGGAATGCGTGAAACTACTATGCCGTGGTTTTCGTGCGTCTGAGGCGCTTCTCGTGCCTTTTGGGATATGCCGACCAGCCGAGATAGTCGATCAGGTCAACCAGAGGCATATCGAGCGCTCTTGCCACTTTGTCCAGGGTACCGAGTCTCGGAACGTGCTCATCCCAGTTGTCGAGGCTCCCGTTGCCGATGTCGGCCATCCGCTCAAGCTTCGCAAAGTTCAGACCGCGCTCGGCACAAAGGGCTTTCATCTTCGCAACCAATCTATCACTCCTTCCTTTCTGTTTGCTTAGAATTAAGTCTTGACATCCATGAAATTAAGCAGTACAATGTAGGCGTGACTCTCAATTGAACGACTTAAAACACGGGGACTACTCGCGTTAGCGGTAGCTTTTGCTTAGTTCTAAACTCTAATGTGAGTATACGCTCTTTGCTAAGCATTGTCAAGCATGAAATGCTCTAATTTGAGTGTCATTGTGCCCAAATATAAAGTATAGGAGTTGTGCAAAATGACGATGACTCAACGAATCAATGCGCTTCTTGCTGAGAAAGGTATAGGGAAGTACGATTTTTACAGGGATTGCCGTATTTCTTCTGGCGCTTTTTCGATGTGGCATACCGGCAGAACAGTCCCGTCGAAAAAGAGCCTCGAGGCTATTGCGGACTATCTCAACACGACAGTTGAATATCTGCTTACCGGAGAAGGGCCAAAAGAAAAGCCCGCCTCCCAAAAGGAAGACGGGCTGACCGAGGCACAGGCTTCGGTGCTCAGACTTTTTGACTCTCTGACCAAGCAGGAGCAGAGGGCTCTTCTCGCAATGGCCAGAGGCTTAATAGCGTCTCGGCAAGATCCGGATACTTTCTGAGCATACTCTCTAACTCATCTCTCATAGCAACACCTCTTTCTCTTGGCTCGGAAAGTGTCCTCATTATACCGAACAAGTGTTCGCCTGTCAAGAGTAAATTTTTGAGGTGTCGCTTATAGCTTACACCTCGAGAAAGGAAAGACAATGTATAGACGGAAATCCGACGGAATGTGGTGCCAGAAGGTGAAGGCCGATTCAGGGTATCGTATCGTTTACGGAAAGACGCAGAAGGAATTAAAAGACAAACTGCGCGTTGTCTCCATGCCGCTTCCTCCGGTCACGTTCGGGCAGGCGGCAGAGGAATGGCTGGAGAAGCATTCCGACGAGATCGGGCCTGTTACTTTGAGGGGATATGCCGCCGCCCAGAAGCGAGCCGTGAAAGCGCTTGGTGGCCTCCCTCTGACTCAGCTTCGCCCGGTTGATCTCTCGCGTTTTCTGACGTCCGCGATAAAGGACCATAAGATGGCAGAGAAGACCGCGAAGACTCAGCTTATGGTCATTCGTCTGGTCTGCCGGTACGCCGTTCAGGTGGGATACATAGACTCCGATCCCTCTTCTTCCCTCGCCCTTCCATCAGGGCTTCAGAAGACCAGAAGACAGCTCCCTTCTCAGGATGATATAAATAAGATAAAGGCTTCTGTAAATTTGCCTTATGGCCTGTTTGCGATGATCGCCCTTTACACCGGGCTTCGCCGTGGAGAGATCCTTGCCCTCCGGAAGGAAGACATAGATATTGAGAATCAGATGCTTTATGTCCGTCACGCCATGCTGATGGACCACTCGCGGATCCAGATAAAGGACCCGAAGACGGAGGCCGGTGTCCGGGTGGTAGGCATCCCGGACGGGCTCCTTCCCTACCTCCGGGATATTCCAGACGGCTTTGTATTTCAGAAGAACGGGAAGCCTCTTACGGAGAACCAGCACGAGCGCAGGTGGGAACAGTATGTTGCCGCCACCGGCATCTCCTGCACACCGCATCAGCTTCGCCATGCATATACTTCAGCCCTCATCGCGAACAACCTTACGCCAGAAGAAACGCAAAGGCTTGTAGGTCACGCTCAGATATCCACCACCATGGATATTTACACGCACCTGAAGCAGGAACGCGCCCAGCAAATCGCGAAAAAGTCATTGTCTGTAAATTTCTAATGTACCAAAAAATGTACCATAAAATGTACCATACACCAAGCCGGATACAGCCATCGAGCCATTCCTGACTGGATTTTTCGCGCATTTCGATTAGCCTAATATTGTTATTAAATCTGCCAGTTTTACTCGTTTAAGCATTAAAAGTCCCACCAATTTAGAAGCATTTTGGAAACTTCTAATCGGTGGGACTTTATTAGAAATTTGGTGCGGGTGGTGGGACTCGAACCTTCACCGAAAGTAGCTTGCAATACAGCTTTCAGAGGTTCATGTACCATGTTTTTCGGTACATATATCGCAAAACGGACGCTCTGGACTTTCTATTATTGCACTATTCTAATCTGCTTTCGGTCACCTTTGAGGATGATCTCGGTCATGGTTGAGGCAGTGGGAGAAAGCATCTTCCGCATGGCGTACCCGCCGTAATCCAGCCATGAATTTGCGGTAACGACACGGAATTCCTTTACGGATACTTTCTTATTTCGGGGATCGCACACGAGCTTTCCGGACGGGAAGGTGATAGGCTTATGGGTGTGGCCGGTGATGAGAAGGTCAAGTCCTTCAACCATGCCGCCGAAGCGCTCCTGCTTGTATGCCTGCGATCCGATGTACATACCGCCTCCGGACCCGTGGTGAACCATGATGCAGTAGAACGGTCTGTCAATTCCGGAAACCGTAGACCCGCTCTCCCTTGCTCGTTCGCCAAAGGTCAGGAAGAGGAAGGCTCCGTTCTCCCGGTAAAGGTCCTCGATGTCCATCTTCGCGAAGACGTCGTAGAGCGGATTGTCGTCCACTTCCTTCACGCTTCGCCATTCATGGTTCCCGGACACGCCGCACAGGATGCGATCCTTAATCGGCGAGAGAGTTTCCACGAGATATGCTTTTTGCTCTCTCGGTCGAAGGACCTGCTCATACGGCAACGTGACAGATGCTTTGATCCCGTTGTCCATCATATCCCCACCTATCACAAGACGGATAGACGGGTCGCTCTGGACTCTTTTGACGAACGCTTCCCACCTATCCTTCTGGAAGTGTTCGCTTCCTACATGGAGATCGAACACAGGGACAAGCGTGATGTCTTCGTTGGAATGTTTGTATACGATAGGCTCCAGATCAGCTTTCATAGCAATCCTTCCTCTTTATATCTCTCTACCCGCCTCTTGATGTAACTATTCCCTCCGGCATCTACATAATGCCTGTACTGTTCCCAAAATCTTTCTGACTCTATCTCATCCATCTTGTGTCCCCTGTCGATTTCAGATAACACCATGACGAGATAGTTTTTACATCCTTCCATATCGACCTTACGAATTTCTGATCTCATGGAAGAAATGTCAATTATGATTTGGTCAAGCGCTTTTTGCTTTTTGTCCTTGCGGCTGAAGATCCAATCGAGGACTTTGACTATGACCGCTGATGCAAGAGCAATAATGGCTGTCCATATAGCGTCCATTTATTTCACCGTCAGCTTCGCGTTGGTCGAAGTCCTTTCTCCGTAAGAGTTCTTACACACGCACCGATATAAACATCCATTGTTCCCTTTATGGGCTTTGGTGGACTCGCTCGGTTTGGTTTTGAGAAGCCACGTTTTCCACTTCTTCCCGCCGTCGATTGAATACTGCCATTGATAGGATTTGGCGTCGGTCGCGGACACGGAAAAGGTCGCTCTCTCCCCCGACTTTGCGGTCTGGCTGACCGGGTTCTCCGTGATGGTCGGCGCGAAGCGCGGCATACCGAAACCAGAAAACTGCGCGTTCGGGAAGGAATAGGTTCTGCGGCATACGGCATTGGAACAGTTCCCCTCGATCAGAGTTATCTTCCCCGGCTCCAACTTCTCCACGATTCCCGTATGTCCCCGAGTAAAGAAAGCCTGATCTCCCACATGAGGAACAGTAGACCATCTTTTTGCGGTCTGATAATACTGAGTCTGCCATTTGCATGAGGCACCATAAGTCCCATATGGTTGTACCTTTTTGGCATCAGCAAAGTTTTTGCCACAGGCCATCCAGATACACCAGAGAACAAAAGAGGTACACCAATCGAATCCCTGTTTATCGCCCCAATATCCTTTGGTGTCTCTTGCGAATTTGGTATAATTACCAGATCCCGCATTTGCGGTCTTATCGTCAAGATTAGAATTGGATGCTTTCTCTTTGTATCCGATCTCTTCTCTTGCGATTTTTAATACCTCTTCAGCATTACATATCATCGTTTTCGCCTTCTTCTTCCTTGATTTCTGCATTTTTTGCGTACTGTCTGGAGGAGATACCCAACATCACACCCAGACAAGCGTCAATCGCGATGAGAGTTTCGGAGATTTCATAGCCATAAGGAATATTCCAGAGGCTGAAAACCGCCATGATAAGAGTTGCCAGAGGAGGAATAATCTGGAGAGTGATAAACTTGAGGATGTCATAAGTTCGATTGCTAAACATGATGTTTGCCTCCTTAAATATTCGTAAAGTATGGAATTACCATCTGAATACGCGAAGTGTTCGTGCCGGGGGAATAAAGCTGAATATTGCCGTCGGTACTCAGACGGATTGCAACCTCAACGAATGTGGTCGAGTTTTGCGCGTTGGTATTCTGCACGACAGCCGCGTTCGGACGAGCGCCTTCCGGGATGGTGCCGATGGTGGTGAAAGACGTGACCGCCGCCGCCGCCGGAGCCGCGTTGACATACAGGATGCAATTCACACCGCTCTGATACAGAGTAAATCCAGACGAAAAGTTCGCAGATGTGATGCCGGAATTGCTAACATAAGTCAGACTCACGGAAGACGCATTCGCTTGAGGATAAATCCTTCTCCAGCCGCCATAACTCCACCCGCCGTTAATTCCTACCACAACACGCTCCCATTCATAGGAGCCGTCCATAGTTCTGTACTCTTGAATTATCGGAATATATGAGCCAGAAGCAACATCTGCATCGATGTCATAATAGGCATTGCCGAGTGCAGAAATGACCGTCAGCACACC